CGCATTGCCGAGGTCCACTCCTCGCGGGTTTACACGCCAACACCACTGGGCAGGTTTTGGGCGACCGATACACGTGAACAGCGTCGGGTTATGCTGCACGTTCCCATTGCTGGTGACATCTCCAGGGTCAGCGCCGACTTCCTTTTCTCCGAGGCGCCGTCGTGTCGTATCCCGGAGGCCCATGAGGAAAACGCTCCGGCCGACGCCAAAACAACCCAGGAACGCCTGGATGAGATCATCGAGCAAAGCGGGCTTGTCAATCGGCTACTGAACGCAGCCGACAACGCCTCTGCTCTGGGCGGCGTGTTCCTAAAGGTCAACTGGGACACAGACTTGGCGGACTTCCCGATCCTTTCGATTGCCCAGGCGGACGCTGCGCTACCCGATTTCAAGTGGGGCATACTGCGTGCTGTCACGTTCTTCCGTACCCTCGAGGATAATGGCAACAACGTGGTCCGGCATCTTGAGCATCATGAGATTGGCCCCGGGGGCAAGGCAGTCATTATAAACGAGGTCCGCAAGGGCACCACCAACATGCTGGGTAATGTTGTGCCCCTTGAGGCTTACCTGCCCGGCGTCGATGAGGTGGTTGAGACGCCAATTGAGGGCCTTGACGTGCGCTATGTACCCAACATGATGCCCAACCGGAAGCGTCGCAGCAGTTATCCTTATCTCGGTGCCAGTGATTACCTTGGGCAGGAGGGGTTCATGGATGCCCTGGACGAGGTCTGGACGTCCTGGCTGCGGGACATCAGGCTGGCCCGGGCCCGTTTGATAGTGCCGCGTGAGTATCTCGAGCGCAGCGATGATGGCAAGTTCCTCTTTGACGTGGACAAGGAGATCTACGTTGGTATGGAGATGGCGCCGGGCAGTGAGCGAAACATCACGCCCAGCCAGTTTAATATCCGTACCGAGGAACACCTGAAGGCGGCCATGACCTACATGGAACGCATTATCAGCGGCGCCGGGTACAGCCCGCAGAGTTTCGGTCTACGCATTGAGGGGCGGGCCGAATCGGGTACAGCCCTGAGATTAAGAGAGCGGTCCAGTTTTGTAACAACGTCCAAGAAGCAGAAGTACTGGGCCGGAAACCTGGCAGACATGCTGGAGATGCTCCTCGTCGTTGACCGGGCGGTCTTCAATAGCGGCCTGACGGTGTACCGGCCAGCCGTAGAATTCGGTGACTCTGTTGCCCCGGACCTCTCAGAGATCGCCGAGAGCGTTGAACGGCTCCATCGGGCTGAAGCGGCGAGCGTTGAGACCAAGGTTCGGATGCTGCACCCGGATTGGGACACCGACCAGATCAAGGCCGAGGTTCAGCGGGTGATGGAAGAGCAGGGGCTGGCCATGCCGGACCCGGTGCAGCAGAGGATAGAGTAAAATGCCTGTCTCACCAGGCCCCAATGAACGCCTGACACTGGAAGTGCGGCGGGCCTACGCTGATGCCGAGCGCATTATCCTTGAGAAGATTGCTCGCCGGATAGGCAAGGACATCGCGGAAGTGGACCAGGTGGATATACAGGAATCCTCGATTTGGGCTCAGCGGAAGCTCACTGAGACACGCCGGCTGCGTATCGAGGTAGAGAAGGAGGTCCAGCAACTCCGGGGCATCCAGCTTGACATCCGGCAGGCAGTCCAAGAGTCCTATGAGGCAGGCTCACAAGCGGCAGTCGTTGACCTCGAACAGATACTCGAGGCTGACATCATTGATACGGCGTTTACCACCACCCACCAGCGAGCCGTCCAGGCGCTGTTGGCCAGTTCTCTGGACAGCCTTGAGCAGTCGAACTTGATGATTCTCAGAAAGAGCCAGGACATCTACCGCTCGGTTATTGCCGAGGCATCAGAGCAGGTGCTGACCGGGGCCCGCACACGAACGGAAGCTGCCCAGGACGCGCTCAACCGTTTTGCCAACCGCGGCGTCACGGCGTTCGTCGATAACGCGGGCCGCTCTTGGGAGATGGCCACCTATGCGGAGATGGCCGTGAGAAGCGCAACCGGTCAGGCGGCCGTCCAGGGGCACTTCGATCGGCTCCAGGCTAACAACCGTGACCTGGTCATCGTGTCCGACTCTCCGGAAGAGTGTCCGCTATGTCGGCCGTGGGAGGGTAAGGTGCTTTCCATCTCGGGTGAGGACCCGGAACGGCCTTCGGTCCAGGAAGCACGTGACGCGGGGCTCTGGCATCCTAACTGCACTCACTCTGCTGGTTTGTATGTGCCTGGATTGACCAGACCGTTGGAAGGGAGAGACAATCCTGCGGGTTACGAACAACGCCAGGAGCAGCGCTACAACGAACGCCAGATCAGGAAATGGAAGCGCCGCGAGGCCGTGGCCATCACGGACAACGCGAGGGCCAAGGCGAAGCGCAAAGTGAGAGAATGGCAGGCGCGGCAGCGTGAGTTCATCGACGCGACCGAGCGACGGCGCCGGTATGACCGGGAGAGCATCACGAGAGCGAGGTGACTGAGTGAAGATTCCCAGTAGCGTCAAAGTGGGCCCCTTCGTTTACCAGATAAAGCACACGGCCATTGTGGATAGGGACAACCGCCTGTTGGCTGGCTCCTGTGACCATCAGGATTTCGTCATCCGGCTTGAGGCCGACATGCACCCCGACTGGGAGCAGGAGACGTGCCTGCACGAAGTCTTGCACGCAGTGGACGTCTTTATGGGGCTTGACCTCAGCGAGCAGCAGATTGGCGGTCTTGCCAAGGGCCTCTACATGGTGCTCAAGGACAATGGGTTGCTGGGTTAATCCATCGCTTGAGCGGTAACCACCCCCGGGGTTCGGGCGGTCCACCGTCATCAACGATCTCCTGTACCCCACAGAAGTACTCGTCCATGAATACGGCAACGTAGAGGCCACCTTGCGGCGGTCGGAAGCGGACAAACCAGAGATGGATCCCGAAGGTGACCTGTAGCGGTTTTTCAGGAAACGTCCCAGGAAAGTGTAACAGTCTTCCCACGACTACCACCCCTCTTCAGTCTACCGGGAGCAACCACTTCTCGGTAGGTGCACATGACAGTCTTACCGGACATCCCGAGGCACGGCGCCACGGCGGCGCCCACAAAATGGCCGGTTGCGCCCACGGTTAAGGCGCGGTACAAATCCCGGCTGCGGCGACGGTCAAGCCGCGGTATCAAGTACCGGAAAGGAGACTGGAATGTCAGATTTCATACGTCAATATGGGTTTGATCTTCAACTTTTTGCGGACGGCGATGGAGGCGGCGACGGCGACAACAGCGGCGGGGGCGGAGACGGCAATCCGAACGATGGTGACAACGACCAGCCCTTTGCGGTCTTCCCCGACGAGGCCAGTTTGATGGCCCGCATCAACCGTGAGGCCCAGAAGCAACTGGCGAACCAGGCAAAAGCTCTGGGTTACGACACCGTTGAGGCGATGCAAGAAGCGCTCAAGTCCTATCAGGAGCGCCAGAATGCGGAGAAGTCCGAGCTTGAGAAGGCCAAAGAAGCAGCCCAGAAGGCCGACAGCGAGCGCAAAAAGGCTCTCGAATCGGCTAACAACCGCCTGATCCGGGCTGAGGTAAAGCTCAGGGCCACCGAACTTGGCATCGTTGACGATGACGCAGCGTTTGCGCTTATGGACCGGTCCGAAGTGTCAGTCGACGATCAGGGCCGGGTCCAGGGCGTTGAGGCGGCGCTCAAGTCGCTGCTCGAGACCAAGCCCTACCTGAAGAAACAGGACTCGAATCGCAGCGGGGAGGACTTCCACGGCGGTGGCTCCTGTCAGCCCGACGTTGAGAAGATGTCGATGGCCGAGTATATCGAGTACCGCAAGAAGCAACCGAGAGGATGAGCTAGATGTCCAACACGTTTCTTACCCCCAGCATCATCGCCCGGGAGGCACTGATGGTGCTGCGGAACAACATGCTGTTTGCTAACCTGGTACACCGTGATTACTCCAACGAGTTCGCGGCCAAGGTGGGCGACACGATCACCATCCGCAAACCGGCTACCTTCGAGGCCAACGAGTTTAGCCGGGCGGCCGGCATCACAATTCAGGACGCGACCGAGGATTCGACCACGGTCACCCTGGACAAACTGCTCGATGTATCGTTCGAGGTGACGGCCGAGGAGCTGACTCTTGAAATCCAGGAGTTCTCCGAACAGCTGCTGACCCCGGCAATGATGGCCTTCGCGCAGAAAATCGACGAGTACCTGGCTGGGCTGTACATCGATGTGCCCTACAACTATGGCACCGCGGGCACAACTCCGGACGCGATCGCTGATGTCACGGGCGTGCGTAAGGTCCTGAATGACAACAAGGTACCGTTTGCTATGCGCCGCCTGGTACTCGACACTGCGGCCGAAGAGAAGCTCCTGCAACTGGATACCTTCCATGCAGCCGACAAACTCGGTGACAGCGGCACAGCCCTGCGGGAGGCCTCGCTTGGTCGGAAGTTCGGGTTCGATACCTACATGGACCAGAACATTGCGACCCATACAGCGGGGGATCTGGCGGCAAATGGCGATATCTCGGTCAAGGGTGCCGTGGCAGAGGGTGCCACCTCCATGACCTGGGACGATTCCAACGCCACCAGCCTGACCGGCAGTGTGGCCAAGGGCGACCTGTTCACGGTTGCTGGTAACCAGTACGTCATCACCGAGGCAGCCGATGCAGCGGCCAATGAGATCGCCGTGTCGTTCTACCCAGCGGCTCCAGCTGGTGGCATTGCTGACGATGCTGTCGTTACTCTGGTCACCACCGACCACGTCAATAACCTGGCGTTTCACCGCAATGCCTTCGCCCTGGTGACTCGGCCACTGGCGCTGCCCCGTGGCCTCAGTGACCAACAAAAGGCAATCGTCAACTACGACGGCTTTGGCCTGCGTGTCATCTACGACTACAACTCCACGTACAAGAAGGACGTTGTGTCGATTGACATGCTTTGCGGCGTGAAGACGCTGATGCCCGAACTGGCCGCCAGGCTCATCGGGTAATCACGAACACCCTTGATAAACCAGGCAGGGGGCTACGGCTCCCTGCCTACTCTTTAGGTGGTGATATAGCGTGAAGTGTCCCTATTGTTACACCGAGTTTTCCACACAGGCTGGCCTCGAGGCACACCGACAGTCGTGTTTTTACAAGCACACCCCGTTGCCCGAACCAGAGCCTGATCTGCCCGCCCCTGACTGTCTCGACGACCTCACCAAGTCGGAGCTCGTGCAGCTGGCAGAGCAGTTCGGTGTGGAGGTAACGACGCGGATGACCAAGGCCGAGATCATCGAGGCTCTGCAGGGGGATGGTGAAGTAGATGGCCCGGACAGCGATTGACGCCCAGGAGGTTGTGGCCACTGGTCTGGAGGCCATTTACGAGGCGGCCAATGCAGAGGGCAATATGTTCGACAATGATGGAGACCGGATCCTGCACGTGAAAAACGGCAGTGCGGGCTCTGTTGATGTCACGATCCAGAGTGCGGCCGAGGTGGATGGCCTGGCTGTATCAGACCAGGTGGTCTCCATCCCAGCCGGAGAGGACAGATTCATCGGCCGGTTCAAGCCGAGCACCTACAACCGCCCAAGCGGAGCAGCCGATGCGGGCAAGGTGTATGTTGACTACTCCGCTAGTGACTCGGTAACTGTGGTCTTGCTGAAGGTGTGATGGACGATGCCATATGCAACAGCGGCTGAGGTGGCTAGCTACACGGGCCTTGAT